AAACATGACTTCAAAATATTAGATAAACTCGGAATTCATTCTGGCCAGAGAGGACTTGTAACTGAATTGATCGGACTCGTAAACGCCATATGGGGTTACGGAAGAGAAGAAGATTCAGGTATATTCAAAGCTAATCAACGTATTGATTCACTCGGAGCAAGAGCGGCTGAATTAGCAAAAAAACTGTGGAATAATCGCCTGACCGAATCTGGAAATAAATGGTTAGCAGAACTAATGGCAGGCGTATGGCAACCACCAAAACAGACAGGAGCATCACCTGGTCAAATATCAGAATGGCAGGCAAACGATAGAAATCGTAATATGATGCCATATAACCAATAAGGAGCGAGTATGCGACGCAGAAAATTTAAACGTTACGGAAGAAAGAAAAGCAAACGGTCACGTCGTGGTAAAGGCAAATCTATACCTAAGTATGGCCCTCAGCGTGGCGGTGTTCGGCTCTAGTTGCTGGACGAACAACCACATAATCAACGTCAACGTGACATGTACAAAGCCGATAGAAATAAACGGCCAACTTGAATACCCATGCGGTAAATGCATGGCATGTAGGATACAACGTACCCAGGAATGGGGCGTTCGTCTTATGCACGAATCCTACTATCACGAAAACAACAAATTCATCACTTTAACATACGATGAAAATACGATCCCATTAAATGGATCAGTAAAAAAGAAACACTTACAAGACTTCATAAAACGACTCCGGAGCGATCTACACCCGGATCTCATAAAACACTATTCCGTATCAGAATACGGAGAAAAAACAGATAGACCACACTATCACTCAATAATCTTTGGCCTACCAGATAACGAAGATTATGAAAAACTTATAAAACGTAACTGGAGTTACGGACTCATAGATGTAGGAACCGTCACCTGGGACAGTGTGCGCTACGTCGCAGGCTACATTCAAAAAAAACTATATGGAAAAATGGCAGAAGAAATATACACAGCGACCGGGAGGGAGCCCCCTTGCCAGCTTTCCTCTCAAGGCCTTGGCCTTGCATGGGCTCGTGATAACGAGACCTACCTAAATCACAACCAGAGGATCACCGTCATGGGCGTGCCCTGCGGGATACCTCGATACTATGTAAACAAATTAGGCCTGGATTTAACAGCCAGTAGTGAACGAAGGCGAACAGAGGACGAAAAGTCACTTAACGACTATCTAGAAAAATACAAAATAACGATAGAAGACAAATACGACGCAGTCCTCAAATCAAAAGCCTTCAAAAATCTTAACATCACTACCAAATCCGGCCAAAAAACAAAAAAGCTTTAGCTCACTCGGGCGAAGCCCCGGAAAACTAGCCGAACCGCGGGCAGCGGTGAAGGCCGACAAGCGGAGCGCGTCAGCTGGCCAGCAGGCCCCAAAAGACATTCAACATTCGAGCCTATCTAAGGCATCACTCGCCTAGAGGCTCGCTCAATTATCAAATTAGCGAACCGACCGGATCGCGTCTACTAAACAAAGTGCGACTTCATGTAAAGCACATAAAACTACATAAACACTCCATGTGTTCTCCACACAATCTTCACATAGCCCTATTATACTTAGGGCATGAATAAACAAAGAATAAAAGACGAACTGTACCATCATCTGATGGAAGCCTCCAAAATGGCGAAAGAACTTGGCTCAAAAGAGATATTTGAGGCAATCAAAGAACTAAAACTCAAAGTCATAACAACCATAGACTTTGATCATCAATACTAATATCCTTGATGGTAGTATTGCTAAGTGACAGAATATGTCACTTAATAGGAGAACACATGAAGATAAACATCTACACATCGTTCGACAGAGTCGCCAACCTTTATGGCGAACTCAATCTTGCCCATAATCATGGGGAAGCAAAGCGGAATTTCACCACTGGAATCATGGACAATCCGCACAAAGACGATTACACTCTCTACTATATAGGGAGCTACGATCCCGAGACCGGAATCGTCCAGGCTCCAGAAAAACCGATATGGGTAGACCATGCCTACCAGGAGCCTACAGAAAATGTCGCAGAACCACTTTCTGAAAACAGGAGCCGTTAGCGCTCCCAGGACAACGTTCGATTTATCACACGAATACAAAACCACCATGGATATGGGAATGCTTGTGCCGATTCTCTGCGAGGAAGGAATTCCCGCAGATGTTTGGCAGGTTGCAAATCAACTTGTCATACGTTGTCAGCCGATGGTCGCTCCCATCATGCATAAAATCAAGGCAACTGTTCATTACTTCAAAGTACCTTACAGAATTCTCGATGAAAACTTCGAAGAATTCCTAACAGGTGGAGAAGACGGATCATACGTCACACCACAGCCCACCTGGACACCAACAAACAATGGCGAATATTCCTTATGGGATTATCTCGCCTTCCCTACCGGAGTCATCCCAACCGGATGGGAACCGGTAGACTATCCTCGTCGAGCATACGCAAGGATCTGGAATACCTATTTCAGAGACCAAAACGTCATGGACGAAATCGACGAAGATACAAATGAAGAAATCCTTTACCGTTCCTGGTCAAAAGGTTATTTCACATCATCTCTACCGTGGCAACAGAGAGGCCCAGTACAGGCCGTACCTATATCAGGATTAGCTCCCGTTCTCGGATTAGGCTTTGATCAATTCGTAGGTGATTGGATAGAAGGATCAACAGGAAACCTAGTAAATGCGGACGGATCCGTGACGCCAGTTGGCATAAATGGATGGAAAAGTCCCGCTGATGCAGGAAGTATATTAAAAAAGAGTGATGACGGAGAATGGCCTGACCTTAACGCTGATCTTTCACAAGCCGGATCATTTAACGTTGCCGATCTTAGAGAAGTATTTCAGATACAGAAATTTCTCGAAAGAAACGCTCGTTCAGGAGCACGTTTTAAAGAATTCCTCATGGCCCACTGGAAAGTGGCCCCAACAGACGCCAGACTCCAACGCCCGGAATACCTGGGCGGAACTATACAAGAAATCGTCACATCAGAAGTATTACAGACATCATCTTCGGGATTCACAGAAGGACCACAGTCAGAAACTCCTCAAGGAAACCTATCAGGACACGGAATATCAGTGTCTCAATCAGGCATAAAACCGTTCAAGTTTGAAGAGCCAGGGCTAGTAATGGCGCTGCTATCAATAATGCCTGAACCTGTATATCAACAGGGAATCAATAAACAATGGTTAAGAAAAACAAGGTACGAATTTCCGTTCCCGGAATTTGTGAACCTATCAGAACGACCTATAAATCAAGTCGAAATCTTCGCTACTGCAGATGCGACAGAAAATGCGCTTCCCTTCGGCTATCAAGCTATGTTCGACGAATGTCGTGTAAAGCAAAACAAAGTTACCGGACAATTCCGTTCCAACGCGACCCAATCCTTGGATTATTGGCATCTAGCGCGCAACTTTGCTACAGCACCAGGACTAAACACGGACTTTCTTCTGTGCAAACCAGACAAAAGAATTTTCTTCGTAGAAGACGAACACGGTTTCCTAATCAATGTCGGACATCGACTTAAAGTTACAAGACCGCTCCCGATAATCGGAGAACCTGGTCTCATAGACCACCACTAGGAGTAAAAATGAAGAAACCGAAAAGATCACATCTTCACTATAAATCCACACCGGAGAAAATGAACAATAAGGATACCAAAACAGAATCAATAGGGATCCTGACTCACTCCCAGAGAGTAAATAAATTCGTAGAAGCCGGAATCAGGACTTCTGAATATAGGGCAGAATATTACGACTATAAACCGGAGGAACCAATTGACCCGAACAGACCTCTCAGTCCAACTCGAAGATGGGACTACGATATGGCAGAGGCCTCCCAGGACTTACTCGCAGTGGAAGAAAGACTCGCGCAGGCTAAACAGGAAGCTACTGAGATTAAAAATCGTAAGATTGCTCTCGAAAAAGAAAAAGAGGTAAGAAAATCAGCAGAGTACCAGGAGATGTCTACAACCCAACCTCAAGCTCGAGAATGAGCTTCGGAGGATTACTCGGAGGAGTAGGCGACGCCCTTAATATGGGTAGCGGTATCTTTTCAATGATAGATACCATAAGAAACAGAAAAAAACTCTATGCAAGAGAAGACTCAGCCGTTCAAAGAAGAGCAAAAGACCTGGAACTTGCAGGACTATCAAAAACACTCGCCGCCGGATCGCCGGCGCAAACAATGGGAACACAATCTCCCCAGGGCTTAGACTTCAAAGCTCAAGCACCAGCCTTATCAAAAATAAAAGATGAAAAAGCATTATTGACAATGCAAACAATGAAAATGAAAGCCGATATAGGCGTTTCAGAATCTCAAAAAGTAAAAAATTTAGCGGAAGCGGATTTTATAGCAGACAAAAAAAGAGACATAGATTCACAAATAGGATATAGAACTTCTCAAGTCAATTATAATATCTCACAAATTGAAAGAAATAGAGTGCAAAACTCTTTAGAAAAGGCATCAACGGCATTAAAAAAACATGACTTCAAAATATTAGATAAACTCGGAATTCATTCTGGCCAGAGAGGACTTGTAACTGAATTGATCGGACTCGTAAACGCCATATGGGGTTAC